CTGTGTTATGTGTTTGGCTAGCCGTAAATGTTTTTGTTGCAACGTTGAGGAAGCGTGATACCTCGCGAAGGACTGCAAAATCCTTAGCGTCACTGTCAAGCGAAGACAAGCTTGCGAGAGAACGATTCATTACTGTAAGCGCAGAGCGTGGAGTTACGTGACGCTCCTGAGAAACCTTAGAGTTTGCCTCGGAGACAAGTGCAAGAACTTGCTGATGAAGAGAAAGGACAGGCATGTAGTTACTGTCGTTCTTCTTGCGTGCAGCCTTACGCTTTAGCGTACGCTCGATCTTATCGTTTAGAGGTGTATCCATTACTCAGCTCCTCTACGCTTCTTTGGAAGTAAGTCTGCGTCCTTAGATTCATAAAGTTTTGTCGCTAGTGTATATGCTCGCTCAAACGGGATATCCCCGTCTCTTACACCTCGTAGCCATGCACCGCGTAGCGCAGGGATTGCCTCGTAGCCTAATGATGAATACTCAGCCATCGCGTGAATAGCATGCTCAGGTGACCCGTACTCGTCTGCAGATCTAAGCGCGATAGATAAAAGTTCATGTTGCATTATTGAAGCCTCTGCGCGGGAAGAACGAGGATGCGCCTTAGGCAATAAATCGTTATCCTGCTTATAATTTGGATTTGCAGGTGAGCCAGACTTTAAAAGCTTAAGGAACGCGTTAACGCGAGCCATTGCCCAACCGTCACGAGTCATACCTGGTCGGTGACTAGATGAGAACGCGCCTGAGCCTCTACGATAGACAGCCTTTAACATTGGAAGTGTTGCCTTACGTCCAGGCTTTGCTTTTTCGTTATGCGCTTCTACCTTGTTGCGAAGACCAGCCTCTGTGCGTGCAGAGAAAACAATCTTCTTAGATCCTGAAGCAGATCCTGGCTTGTTTTTCTTTGAGCCGCGGATACGATCTTTCTTTGGAGCCTTGCGTGAGCTTGCTGCAGTAATAGGTCCGCCGGTTGCCCACGCGTTACATGTACGAGACGCGGCACACTTAAAGTCTAGTGCTTCACAGTATCCAAGCTCTGCCTGGTCAATAGCTGCGTCTGCATCAACTGCGCTTGAGTCACCCTGCTCTAATCCTGTTGAAATGCAATCAAGCATCTTTGGAGTACGAATAAAGAATACACAGTTTCCGCAAACTGCGGTCTTTGCTTCAGCGGCAGTTGTCTTCCACTTGTCAGCTTTTTCATTCCAAAATTCTTCGTTAGGCTCGTCAGGATTCAACGGGCCATAGCCAACGTTGTCAATTGCATTTTGACGATTCTTTAAGTTTAATTCAATATCCTGCGTAGCCTCTGGACATTCGTCAGTCTCTTCATCGACTGCAAACTCTGAGTCATCGGACGCATCGACAGGGACACAGTTGGGAACCATCTTTCCGCTCTTGCCCTTTTTCATTCCTACCTGCTTGTAGCCGTCCCAGCAAGGACCCTTGTTTGCAAACGCAGACGCGTCAAACGAGTCTAGGAGATCAATAGGCTCTTGTGAGGAAGCGTTAATCTGGCTGTCTTCAACCTTAACGATACCGTCAGGGATAACTGCAAAACGGCACTTGCCGTCGTCTTCAATTGGCTGCTCGATAATCTTGCAAACGCCAGGACCTTCATAGAGTACACAGTTAATACATTTAACGCCGATTTCCTTATACTCGTTTTCTGCCGCAGGAGTATATCCTGCCCAGATACCTGTACGGTCCTCGTTAAACTTTCCGTGCTTAGTCGCAATCTCTAAGAGAGCTGCGGCAAGGTCCTGCTCTTCGGCAACGATAATTCCTGCGGCTACTAAAGCTTCAGCCTGTTGCTCTTGAAATGAGAAGTACATATCTTGAGACGAGTACTGTCCATACTCGTCTGCAGATAGACATTGGGTGCACATGCAATCGTCATCACATAGACATATGCCTGCGTCGCATCCTGGGCATACGCAACCTGCGTCACCGCATAGAGGGCAACCGTCACGGTCATCTATAATCTGCTCAACTAAAGGCGCGCCTTCATAAGGTGAGGTTGCTTCTGTGTACTGTACAGCTACACCTTGTCTTTCAAGATAAAGAGCTACAGCGCTAGCAACCACATCAGCAAGATCTGCCTTATTAACCTTTGGTTGTTCCATTTTAGTTAGATGCCTTCCCGTAATGCTGGTGGTAATTCTTCTTCTGCCGGCTCTGTTGGAGCAGGAGGAGTTGCATTTTCTAAGATCTGTTGAATCTCCTGAGGGACGGGAGCAACGGAGTCTGCCTGCTGCGAATCACGAACAGACTTCATAACCTCGGGAGCAATAGCTCCAATCATTGCCTGGGTGAGCTCTGGAGAGATAGAGCCCTTCTCCACGAGAAGGCGGATGGCAAGCTCGTTTGGATCCGGTGCGTCGGTAGCTGCAAAACCGTGAGCGCGACGCCATGTCTCGTAAGACACCGCCATCTTGTCAAAGCCTGAGTCTGCATCGGCCGCTCTGTCATTACGTGTGGCAACCTGTGAAGGATCAAACCAAACGGTAATACGTCGAACGTCTTCTTCCGCGAAGCCTCCTGCGATAAGCGCAGGGCGTAGGTATGCAACTGTAAGAGCGTCCGCAATAAGAAGCATAAGAGGCTCAATGTGAGACTTGTATAAGGCTTCATCAATTTGTAGCGCGTTAGAGTACTTAACGTTTGCAAGGCCGGTAACAATATCCTTAGGAACGTCAAGTCCCTGGAGGATACGCTCGAGGACGCGATCTGCACGTTGTGCAAGTGCAGGGTCAAACGAGCGCTCAAACTTAAACTGCTTAATTTTGTCGCCAAGCTCTGCAGGTCCACGAATAATAAGTGGCACAACAGCGGATGCTGAATCCTCATCACGAATCGGAGTCGTCATCGCATCCATGAGTTGATCCTCAAACTCGTCGGCTGCTTCCTCGGCTGTCATGCCAGGATTTAGATCGTTCTCGTCATCATATGGGTAGTCAGGATCTGGAGACGCGGCAACAGATAGACCGTCTGGTAGATATAAGGCACCAGCGTTTAAGCGAGAGCGCGCGGTTGCGCGGAACGTACGGTTGAGCAAAAGCAGCTCTGAGCAAAGATCAAGTAGACCGCGGAGACTGGAATCAGCCTCTTCAGAGTAGCGCGGGTGAGCTCTCCAGATGCGACCAACAAAAGCTGTGTTAGGGAGTTTAGCTGCACCTGCGCCTGAGCGAGCAGACGAGGTTCCGATAATGTCGCGACGTGGAACGATGACATACGCGTTCTTAGAGTCAAGTTGTAGTTCGTCTGTCGAGCGAATATCCCAGGATTCTTTTAGTCCTGAGCCTTTGCGCTCTGGCGATTGAACAAGATAGCACTCGCCTGTAACCGATAGATTAAGGGCTGCATCCTTTAGAAGACCAGCTTGTCCGCCGTATGCGGAGTCTAAACGTGATAGAGCGCGCTCTGCGGCTGCCGCAAGACGTGAGTCAATAACGTTACTGTCACGTGCAGGGACTGGACTCTCCGCAGGGTTATCAACTACCGCCGCGTATAAACGAATACGTGAAACTACAGATGCAACGAGATTAAAGGCATACTTGATCTCGCCGATGGCGTCGTAGTATTCCCAAGCTTCAGATTGCCAGTCACTGGATCCGCCAGTGCGGCGTTGCTTAAATCTTTCAACCTCACCCTTGTCGTTAATCTGCAACTGAACTGCCGCGGCTGTAAGAGCGCGAGGAGCAGAGTAAGGAACTGTCTGTGCGTAGGTGACACCTTCGTAGACTATTGATTGTTGCTGAGTTTGACGAGGTGCCTGTGCGGTGATGCGACGAGGGCCGGTGGTAGTCCGGTTAGGCTTCTTACTATCCTTGGAGAATAGTCCCACGTGTTACTCCTCGTCGTTGGTTAACGGAGCGCTTGGTCATTATTGATCCAGGCGCGCAGTTATAAGTCCCGCTATAGCGGACAGGGTAAATATACACCCAACTAGGATAGTCATACTTGGAAATAGAGCGTATGAAAACACAACTGGGAGCGCAACCCACAACGAGACGCACCAAGGGCAGGTAAAGAAATAGCCTATCTGAGAAGAGTGCGGAGGCTTTCTATCCCAGATCCAATCACGGGCCGGAGCTAGGATTTCGTCCAAGACGATGAGCCGTGTTAGTCGGTAGACAAATAGGGAGAGGATAATGATATGCGCAACAGGCATACGCTCGATCATATATGTATCTATGTTCATTCGGTAGGGTCCTTTACTGAGTCCATTGTTATATACGGGCTCCAAGATCGCAGTCTGCTGCCGCAGGTTGAGCAACCTTGGGTCTTACGAAACGCCATAATCTTCCCTGACTCCATAAGCGCCTGGGAATCTTTTTCTTTATCTCCTGACCAGTTAAGGTTAGAAATTTTCTCGCGGAAAATTAGCCGCGGTCCTGAGTGATGATCTCCTGCCACCATAAAGATTAGCTCGCCGTGATCATTTTGGAGAATCACAACGCGAACGCGCTCTAAAAACTTGTTGCCGCTAGGTACGTGGGAATACTGCGTAGACGCGATAGTGAAATCCTCTAGGACTCCCGGCGCAATCGCAACTATGGTTGCGGGGAAGAAATCGTGAATGATCTTCATTGTGTAAGCGCCTTATCTACTCTGCGTTTCATCGCGC